TGTTTCACGTGAAACATGCAGGTATCCGCGATTCCTAATCGCGTGCAGGGGAACCGTTATATCCCCGACTTTTAGTTAAAAAACGTGCAGGAGAAAATAATGGTTAAAGAATCTGTTGTTGAACTCGACAAGCATAGGAAGCCTGCTCAACTTCCTGAGCCCGCCGGGTATCAACTTTTAATAGCCTTACCCGAATCAAAGGAACAGACGGATGGTGGTGTTTTTATGCCAGACGCCACAAGGGAAAGGGAAGAAGCCGCCAGCATTACCGCGATGGTTTTAGCTGTTGGCCCCGATGCCTATGCAGATAAAAGCAGGTTTCCCTCTGGCGCTTATTGCAAGGAGGGGGATTGGATAATTATACAGCCCTATACGGGGACACGTTTAGTTATCCATAAAAAAGAGTTCCGTCTTATAAATGATGACAGTGTTCGTGCTGTTGTTGATGATCCACGGGGAGTGTCTAGGGCATGACAATAGAACAAGAGAACGAGAATTTAGGCGAGGAACTGGAACAGGCAGTAGCTGTTCAAGAGGCGGCTGAGGACGATCTTGAGGTTGTTGTTGTAGACGATACCCCGTCTGAAGACGCTAACCGTCCTCCCAAGGATGCAGATGCTCAAGGGGGAGACGAAGAGCTTCCCGATCTTTCACCCCGCATTCAAAAGCGTATAGATAAATTACGCTATGAATGGAATGAGGAGCGAAGGGGGAAAGAGAAGGCTTCCCGTGAAAATGTTGAGGCCGTTAAATACGCTCAATCTATTCAGGGGGAAAATGAGAATTTAAGACAGCAGTTGTCGGATCAGCGGAAACTTCTTTATGATCAAGTTTCTGCAAAAACAGATGCTGAAATTGATACGGCAAAACAGCGGTATCGTGATGCATATGAAAGCGGTGATGCGGATGCGATTGTGGATGCACAGTCAAATTTGTCGCGGTTACATGCGGAGAAACAGCAGTATATATATGCTGCTCCTCTTCCTGAACAGCCTCAACAGCAGGTTCAACAGCAATCGCAGCAATATCAACCAGCACCGCCCCCTGATCCGAATGCTGTCGAGTGGATAAAAAGAAATTCTTGGTTTCAACAACCAGGATATGAACGCCTAAGCGGGTTCGCAGTTGGATTGCATCAGGAATTAACAAGTAAGGGCATTGATCCAAGAACTGACCCGACTTATTACCAAACGATTGATAATGCTTTAAGAGAAGCATTTCCCAAACAATTCGAGAAGAGTAATGAACGCAGTAATACTCCATCTTCTCGGAGAACGTCCGTTGTCGCACCTGCTAAAAGGGGCGGTGGGGCAACGCGCAGAGTGGAGTTAACTGCCTCTCAAATTTCCCTCGCCAAGAAATTGGGAGTAACGCCACAACAGTATGCGGCACAAGTCGTGAAAGAAAAGGAGATGACCAATGGCAGTAACTGAGGCAATTGAGCGCAAACCAAGAGAAGCAGATAGTCGCGAGTCTTCCGAGAGAACAAAGGCATGGGAGCCGCCTCAAGTTCTACCTGATCCTAAACCGCAAGACGGTTACGTCTTTCGGTGGATCAGGACATCCACAATGGGGGCGCAGGATGCAGTCAATGTATCCAAACGTATGCGTGAAGGATGGGAACCAGTACGGGCAGAAGAACATCCAGAATTAATGATTGCTTCAGATAGAGGAACAACTTTTGAAGGAAATATTGAGGTTGGTGGACTTCTTTTATGCAAAACAACCATAGAAACCGTCCGTAGTAGGCAGGAATATTATGCTGAGTTATCGAAGAGACAAACGGAGTCTGTGGACTCAAACTTTATGAGGGACAACGACCCGCGTATGCCGAAAATTAATGAATCTCGGACGCAGGTGTCCTTCGGCGGAGGCGCGAAACCCAAGTAACGCCTTTGTTTGGTTTAACTCAATCCTTTGTTAGGAGGAAAACGATATGGCAACAAGTGCAACGCCACACGGATTCCGACCTGTTGGTCTTTTGGGTGGTGGTAGCTGGAGCGATTCAGTCCGTCATATGAAAGTGACAAACAGTTATGGAACTTCGATTTTCTACGGGGACGTTCTCAAGGTTGTAGCTGCTGGTACTGTCGAAAAAGACACCGGCACGACGGCCATGACTCCCGTGGGAATTTTTGTTGGGTGCAGTTATACTGACCCCAGCACAAGCCAGCCGACATACTCTCAGATGTGGACAGCTTCTACAGTTGCAACTGACATCCAGGCGTATGTAGTTGATGACCCAAATGTTGTTTTTCAAGCGCAGGGAAATGCGACTCTCGCTCAAACTGCTCTTGGCAACAATGTCGCGGTCGTTCAAACGGCTGGTTCAACTTCAATTGGTCATAGTAAGAATTCTATCAATTCTTCTACGATAGCGGCTACTAAGACCCTACCTGTTCGTATTCTTGGCTTTATTGATGGCCCGAATAGTTCTGTCGGAGACTCCTTCACGGATATTCTCTGCAAGTTCAATTCTGGTGGAGACGCTACTGGCGACTCCTGTGCTTCTCATCAATGGCAAGATACGACTGGCATTTAGGAGGATTTTGAGCAATGGCTATTTCAAGAGCGCAAATGCTAAAAGAACTCCTGCCAGGGATAAATGCTCTCTTCGGCATAGAGTATGCCAAGTATGAAGACGAGCATAAGGAATTGTACGAGACGGAATCATCCGAGCGTAGCTTTGAAGAAGAAGTTGCCTTGAGTGGTTTCGATGCGGCCCCCGTCAAAAACGAGGGTTCTGCGGTCTCGTATGACAACGCGCAGGAAAGCTATACTGCAAGGTATAGCCACGAAACCATCGCAATGGGTTTTGCGATCACTGAGGAGGCAATGGAGGATAATCTCTATGACAGTCTCAGCGCTCGTTATACCAAGGCGTTGGCTCGTGCAATGGCGTACACCAAGCAGGTTAAAGCTGCTAGTCCCCTGAACAATGGTATGCCTTCTGGGTCATACACATCAGGTGATGGTGTAACGCTTTTCAATACTGCCCACCCGCTTGTGTCTGGTGGCACGAACTCCAACACGCCTTCCACGGCTGCGGATTTGAATGAAACCTCCCTTGAGGCGGCTGTTATTCAGGTTGCGAAGTGGACGGATCAACGTGGTCTTTTGATTGCGGCTCGTCCGCGTCGATTGATTGTTCCGCCGGACTTGATGTTTGTTGCAACCCGTATTCTGGATAGCGATCTGCGTCCAGCAACTGCGGATAACGACATCAATGCCATCAAGAATAATGGAACTATTCCTGAAGGCTATCGGGTTAATCATTATCTCACGGATACCAATGCGTGGATGATGATTACGGATGTTCCGAATGGTCTGAAGCACTTTGAACGAGCGCCGATGAACACTTCTATGGACGGTGACTTCAACACTGGTAACGTGCGGTATAAAGCCCGTGAGCGTTATTCGTTTGGCGTTTCTGATCCACTTGGTGTCTTTGGTTCTCCAGGCGCTTCGTAAGTTACGGGGGGGGGCGCTACGGCGCTCCCCCTTTTTCTTCTAAACATAATGGCGCTGAGGCGCTGGTTCCGAGGAGGGAACTGTTATGACGACTACACATTTTAGGAACGGCGTATCGAATCAAGCGCCTGGGAATCCTCTTTTTGAGTACCCCTACCTTGATCCGTTTAAATATTATTCGTATGTGAATGATTTTTTTACATACACGGCTGGCGATTGGACTATTACCACGACTGAAGTGGGTACTGGTAGTGCAACAGAAGCTCTAACGTCTGCCGCAGGCGGGGCTCTTCTTGTTACTAACGCGGCGGGTGATAACGACCTTGATTTCTTCAACTTGAACGGTGAGAGCTTTAAATATTCTTCAACTAAGAATATGTTTTTTAAAGCTCGGTTTAAAGTAAGTGACGCCACTCAATCTGATGTTGTTATGGGGCTGACAATCACAGACACGACCCCGCTAGACACTACTGATGGCATTTTCTTTCTAAAAGATGATGGTGATACTAATTTGGACTTTCATATAGAAAAGGACAATGCAGCCACTAGTAATACAGCGATCAGTACGTTGGCAGACGACACCTTTATAACTGTTGCTTTCCATTATAACCCCAATGGCAACGCGGGTAGCGGCTCTGTATCTATTTTTGTTGATGACTCAAAGGTTGCGGAACAAACCACCCTTACAAACATTCCTGACGATGAAGAGCTTACAATAGCTTTTGGTATTCAGAATGGGGAAGCGGTGGCTAAAACCATGACCATTGACTACATTATTGCAGCGGTTGAACGATAATTAGAGCGGGGGGCTTTGCCCCCCGCCTCTTTTAAGGATTTTATTATGGCAGATGCAGTAGCGGTTACAACAATACAGGATGGCGAGAAAGACTTGGTCGTCCAGCTTACCTCCTTGTCTGATGGCACGGGTGAAGCGGACGTAGTCAAAATTGACGCTTCCGCTCTTGGTTCTGACAATAATGGAAACGCCTGTGACGGTGTGGCGATTCAGGAAATTTGGGCGCAGGTAAATGGATTTACTAGCGGTGTTATTCTAAAGAATGCTGCCGACACGGCTACGGTGGCAATGGCTATTGACCCAGGCTGGACATATCAGGATTTTTCTTCAGTAGGGGGCTTGAGGCAGTACGGAACAAACAAAACAGGGGATGTGACTCTTTCCACTGTTGGGGGTGGTTCGGCAGCAACGTCCGGTGATTCTTATATGGTTCTCATCCGCGCAACGAAGCATTACGCATAAGTGCTATGTTGTCGGACGCAAGTTTTATTTGGAACGTAGTCCTTAGTGTTGCAATCGGTTCGTTTGTCTGGTGGATGCGAAGCATTAGTATCCAGATTAACGTATTAAGGGGGCATATATCAAATACGCGGGAAGAGATAGCCAAGGCGTATGTAACTAAAGATGATCTTCATCAGGATATGAAGGAATTGATGAAACGGTTTGATCGTCTGGAAGAGAAATTTGAACGTCTTCTTACGTCTCGTTTAGAATAGTTATGCCAAAAAAAGCAGAGAAGCCTATCCGGCGCACAACCAGCGGCAAGGGCGCGAATTATCGCAAAACCAAACAGGGCGCTGGCATGACGAAGAAGGGGGTTGCCTCTTATCGTAAGGCCAATCCAGGCTCTAAATTAAAAACAGCGGTTACGGGTAAAGTTAAAAAAGGAAGCGCGGCTGCGAAGCGGCGTAAGTCATTTTGCGCTAGGTCTGCGGGGCAAATGAAAAAGTTTCCCAAGGCCGCTAAAAATCCTGACTCGCGGTTGCGGCAGGCTAGAAAACGATGGAAGTGTTAAGCAATGAGTTCACCCCATTAAACAGAGGAGACGTTGGGATGCCTAAAGTTGGTGATGAATATTATAGCTATGATACAAAAGGTAAGGCTGCTGCTAAAAAAGCAAGAATAGCACTGGCTAAGAAAAAGAAAAAGAAAAAGAAAACTCCTAAGAAAAGGTCTGCCTGATGGCAACAAGCGGAGCGTCTGCCTTCAACCTCGATATACTAGAGGTGTGTGAAGAGGCATACGAACGGGCTGGCTTGGAGATGAAGAGCGGTTATGACTTGAAGACTGCTCGGCGTAGCCTTGATTTAATGTCTCTAGAGTGGATTAACCGTGGGCTTAATCTCTGGACAATTGAAGAGGGGACGACAGCCCTTACAGCGGGAACGGCAACGTATAGCTTTCCACCTGGGACAATAGATTTTCTAGACCAGATGATCCGCACAGGTGCGGGGGATATAAATACACAGACAGATACCTCTGTTACCCGTATCTCCCCGTCAACGTATGCGTCTCTTCCAAATAAATTACAGCGGGCGAAGCCTCTCCAGATTTACATCCAGAGAACAACCTCCCCCCAATATACCTTATGGCCTGTTCCTGATGACGCAGAGACCTACACATTAGTCCATTGGCGGATACGGCGCATTCAAGATGTGGGAGCTAAGGGATCATATAATTATGACGCCCCAGAGCGGTGGCTTCCTGCCCTGACCGCTGGGTTAGCATATTACATCTCTATGAAAAGACCAGAATCTGCTTCTCGGACACAGGGCTTAAAACAAGTTTACGAAGAGCAGTTTAATTACTGTGCCGAGGAAGACAGGGTGAAGGCTGGATTTCAGGTTATCCCTGGCGGATATGCGTGGATGTGATGGGTAATTATGCAGGCGGAAAATATGCGTTGGGGATTTGTGATCGCAGTGGGCAGACCTTCAAATTGCGCGATCTTTACCCTCAAGTAAGTGATGGCAAAGACACTGGATTAAGAGTTAGCCGGTCAATGCTTGATAAAGATCAACCACAATTATTTCTTGGTTCAATGCCTATCAGTGATCCTCAAGCGTTGCAGTTTGCGAGAACAGACACGGGATTGGCTGAACAGAGGGCAATTGTGTGGAATTGGGCACCTGTTGGAGATAATAATTCCTTGCAAAGTTTATATGGTTTTTCGACGCAGGAAAGCTGTCAGGCCACGGGTGGCGTGGGGACAGTGACGGTTGAAATAACATGATTTCTCCCGCTATCATTTCCGTGCGATTGATGCAAGCTGCCGCTGAGGTGCCTGGGATTAATTATTCGATTGAGATAGAGAGGGGCTGTAACGGATTTGAGGTTGGGGTCAGGTTTTCTGGGTTGATAGACGATTCACATGCGGAGCTTTTCGCGCAGTATATTTTATCTCTTTTAGAATTAAACGGTATGGAAAGCCGCAAGGAGTTGGCAAATTGAATTATTCGACACTTGTACAGGCGATTAAAGATTATACCCAGAATACAGAAACGACCTTCGTCGGCCAGATTGATCTGTTTATCGCTCAAGCAGAGCGCAGGATTCTTCTTGATATTGATCTTCCTTACTTTAACAAAAATGTTACTGGGACAATGTCGAGCGGTAACAGCTATCTTGCCAAGCCGAGTGATTTTCTCTCTGCTAAATCATTAGCAACAATCAGCGCGGGAAATGAATACACTTATCTTTTACCTAAAGATGTCTCCTTTATGCGGGAAGCGTACCCTGATACGGATGAGACGGGGCAACCAGAATATTATGGGCATTTTGATAATTTGTTTTTTATTATGACGCCTATCCCAGATGCGAATTACACAACGGAACTCCATTACAAATACAGCCCGCTAGGTCTTTCTTCCAGCAACACCACGACATGGCTTGGGGATAATGCCGATCCTGCCCTTCTTTATGGATGTCTTGTCGAGGCCTACACATTTATGAAAGGGGAGCAGGATTTACTCCAATTGTATTTGGGTAGATATGGCGCGGCGCTTGAGGATGTGAAGCGGATCGGGGGATATTCGGATAGAAGAGATTCCTATCGTAATGGAGAACCCGCTGTAACGGCAGGACCAAATCAGGCCGCATGATTAGTATGAAAACAGGGGCAGTTCCTCCAGTTGTTGTGACGACCAGTCGGAACGGAGGATTGTCGGCGGATCAGTTAACTGAATTATGTTGTAATAAGTTGATTGATGTCA